TCTTCTTGTGACAAACCTAACGCCTGAAGATTGGCCGTAGTTGTTGCAGCTGTCTGATCATCTGCAAGCACACCATATAAGGTTCTATAACTTTCCGCTGTTTGTTCTGCTGTGTACCCTGCATTTTGGCTCGACACCTCAAGCGATCCCATAATTTTACGATATTCTGCTGTTGCAGGTACTGTAGCTGCTGTTGCCGCTACTATGCCTGCTGCCGCCGTTGATATTCCGCTAAACTTATCCCCTGTCTCTTTTGCTTTATTTCCAAAATCCTGTACTTTTTCAGCATAACCTTCCGTTGCAGCTGCTCCGCTTTTCAGCTTTTTCTCAACATCTTCCAGTTTACTTTTGTAACCATTAAGTTTTGTAGTAGTTTCATTTATCTCGTTCTTTTTGTCCTGAATTGCTTTTTCATCTTTATTTTCAGCAGATTCAAGAATATCCAATTGTTTTTTTAATGATTCAAGTATTCTTTCGTAATTCTCTGTTTGATTTGAAAGATACTTCTGTTCATCTTTATATTTTACAATCGACTTTATATGATCGTCATATTTCGCTTTAAGAGCTTCGATTTCAATCTCATTCGCCTTAATTTTATCTGTAGACTCTGCAATTTCATCAGATAATTTCCTAATTTGTTCCTTACTTTCTGCTGCACCGCTCTCA